TTTTGTGCTTTAGATTCTATTGGAGAACCTTTGCCAAAATCAGGTCTTGATATAATAGTTTCTAATCTAGCCATTGCTTCTTGACTTTCTTTTTGAGAAACAGCTTGTTGCTTGATAGATTTTTCCATATCAGCGAACTTATCTAAATCAGCTTCGATTTTTGATAACTTCTCTTCTGTGATAGGGTCTGAACTACCTTTTGCTTCTAACTGTTTTAATCTTTCATCATTTGTATTTTTGAAAGACTCAAAAGTTTTGCCAAGAGTTTCAACAGCAGATTTTACTTCATTATTATCCATAATGTTTTACCTCTTGTTATTGTTTAAGTTTGTTAGCAACTTTGAGAATCAAGTCAGCTAACGATTGTTTATCTTCAGCATCTCGCTGGTTTAAAGCCTCTGATAATGCTTTCGCACCAATCTTTGACTCAGTCCGAGAAAGTCCCCCTGCATCACGCAAGATTTTTTCCCACTCTCGAATATTTTTAGCATTTCCTTTAACAGTTTGTATCAAAGCACTTTCATTCATTGGGAAAGTGACTAAAGATATTTCCATTAGATCAACTTCTTTAAGAGTTCTTACTCCTCTCTTATTTTCATTGTATCCCTGTTTATCAGGATCAGCTTTAAATCCTATTGACATACCATCTAATGCACCCATTTTTAAAAGTTCGTATGCTTCACGACCTTTTTGAGTACCCATAGCAAGTTGTCCTTTTACAAATAAACCTTTATTATCTTCATAGATATCAGTAAAGACACCGATAGGCTCATCTGTTTTATGTTGAAATAACATTTTTACTTTTGATGCTGGTCTTCTTGTTAATGATTTAGTGAACGCACCTTTTTTAACTATGTCGTTTCCTTGATCTTCATTACCAAATATAGAACCATATCCTGTAAATATTCCTTTAGCATCTGATTTTACTTCTGATTCAAATACTATTTTTTTAATTTCTGAATCGCATTGACAAGAACCATCATCTTGACAAACGCAAACACTTTTCATAGGTTTTTTTCTTTTTTTTGGTTTATGATATTTATCATCTTCTTCATCGTCATAATGACCTTTATCGTCATCATCTCTGTTTCCATAACCTTTACTTATAGTTTCTTCATAAGCACTATGAGAACCACAAGGCATAAATACTCTTTTACCATCAGCCATGTGTGTATGTGTTCCCACACAACCTAAAACTTTTGCTCTTTCACTAGCATCTTCTTGATTATCAAAAATATCTTCTGATCTAGCTTCTTTTTCCATTTCATCTTCTCTCATAGCATTAGTATCTATAAATGCTTCTGATTCTGGTTTATTAGGTTTAGCAGTAGAACCATCTCCTACTTTTGCTTTTGATATAACATCAGTCAAATTTTTTATAGCTTCCCCCATTTTTTCAATATCACTCATTGAATATTCCTCCTTATTATTTTTTTTATAAAGAGAACTACATACAGCAAGTCTTTGATCTGGATTAGGATATTCGTTGGTGCTTGTTTCATCACGCATACATCTTGATATGAAATCCTCTCTTTTTTCTTTATCTTTTGGTTTGACTAAAGGCATTATTTTCCTTTTTTCATTTTCATAATTTTATTACAGCAGTTCGTAAACCATTTGTATTTATCATTTGATCTACACAATGCTATACCAATTATAATTCCTATTACATATTCCATTTTATTTCTCCTCTATTGAAAGTCAGGTGTTCTGTAAATTACAGCACATCTGCAGTTAATTGTTTCTGCTGGAGTTCCTCTTGGATCTCCAGGATATTTTAATCTGTCCCCACCAACAACAAATCTTTCCTCTAATGGCACAGTTTGACCTGATGCTATTGAGTGTGTTAGTCTAGTACGAGCATCTTGTATAGCTACCCATTCTTTCTGTGTTCCTGATATGTTCATATTAACTGCGACTTGCTCATTAGCAAAAGATGCAATCCTATGAGATTCAGTTCTAGAAATTAGGTTTGCTCTATAAGCACCCATACCTAAAATCATATTTCGTAAAGCAGTTCCTGTTTCTTCAGTTGATAAACCATCATTATAAGAATTAGAAATAACTTTTGCCATTCTTTTTCTTGTAGTTTCATCAATCTCAGTCACCCATACTGCAGTGTTTTCATCTATGAACTCTGCTAGTGCTTTATCAAAATCTTCATCAAATGCTTTTGATAAAAATAATCTACCTAAAGCATAATCTTTAAATGCGTTTCCTATCATTGTATATTGTACTCTAAAAATTAATTTCAATGTTTCTGCTTGTTTCCGCATCTCAAAGTCAAGCATTATCTGACTACGCATTCTATATGCTTCTTTTACACCTGAAGCTAATTGATTAAACCAATTTTTTAATGCGTTTCTCCATTGTTTTTCAAATGGTCTTCTTAAATTATTTTGTTGATGCCAAACTCTTTCTTTAACACCTTTAAATAATTTTAATTGTTTAGAGTTAAAAAACATTATTACACTGTTCCGCCAAGTTTAACTGGGATAATAGATATATTTCCATTTGAACTTCCTACTCTTAAATGTGAAAAGTATCTACCAGTCGGCACAGTTAAAACATAATTAACATTTGGTAATAACATTTTATCACTTGAAGTTGCATCTGTTCCTGATGCCGCATTGATACTTATATAAGTAGCAACTGTACAAGTAATTAAAACTTTATTTTCTGGTAAAGTTATAGCACCACTTGTTGCTGAACTTGATCCAACTGCCGCACTATAATGACCTGTTAATAATTCTAAAACCATTTCTTCCTCCTAATGTAATGTTGTATTTATTGGTCTGATAAATTCTTCAATATCTGTTAAACTATCTATAAGTTGTTCAGTACTGAAATCTATACTTTTAGTTATAGCGATATAAGATGCATGGTTTAATGCATCTTGCTTATCGTTAAATAATCCTACAACAATTTTTACTTGATACTCATCTGTCTTTGGATTCTTTTCTATAAATAATCTTGATTCTATACTCATGTTTTTAATGGGTGTCCTGATGGTAATAAATCCCTATCAAACTTCCCTCCTCTAAATCTTCCTGTTCTTACAGCATATAAAAATGCATTAACTCTAGCATATGCCCATTGTTCTTCTGATCTAACACTTGGTCTAACACTTTGAGGATTAGTTCTATAAGCACCTATGCCTCTTCTAAATACTGCTCCTAACATTCTTAGATTAACTCTTTTTCCAGGTTTATCTCCATGCTTGTCGTTGTGATCTTTTACTTTATTTCTTAAACCCTCTCTTACTGCCGCAGTTAATTGTTTTTCATCTTCAATAAAATCATCTTTTAATTCAGATACTGCTTCATAAAATTTATCTCTTTCTCTATCAAGTTGTCTTACCTTTTGTCTTGACCAACTAAAACCTGCATCGCCACCCCATAATGCCCATGCTATTCTTCCTGCTGATGGATAACCATCTTCTCCTCTATCAAATCCTTGTCCTTGTTTATCAACTTCGTGACGACTAAAAAAACTAAACATTCTTCTAACAGTGCTAGGCGATAATTTAGTTTTATTTATTATTTGATTCGCTCTAGTGACACCTATAATTGTACCACCTCTATTAAATTCTTTTCTCCACTCTAATCCTCTTTTAGCTTCAGAAACCATGCCATCAGTAGGCACTGTATCTATGTCAGATTCAGCTTTAATAATATCTTCTAAATCATCTTCGTTGTTAATAATTTCAAAACTATTTTCTTGTAGTTCTTCAGGTACTTCTTCTTCAGGAATATCTTCACTTCTATCTTCTGCTTCAGGAGTTTCTTCTGTCGCTACATTTAATGGCATTAAATTTGCTGGAACTAATAAACTATCAGCACCATCTATTGGTTCATAACCTAACTGCTCTCTTGCTTCGTTTCTAGTTAAGATACCATCTTTGACTCCTGATGTGACTGATTCAAAGACTCGTCTTCTTTGTTCAGCCATAGCTGGTATTGAGTCAATGTCATATCTTAATTCTAATGCTTCATCATTAAATTGTGGAACTAACCACTCATTAAGATCGCCTTGTATTTTATCTAGTAAAGGAATAATTGTTTCATTGTATAAAGCAAGTTTTGCTTCAGCAAAGTTTGAATAAGTTTGTGCGTCAGGTATCCCAATTAATTGACTAGGCACACCATAAACTAAAGCAATATCTTTAGCTGACATATTTTTAAGTTGTATAAAATCCATATCTTTTGGACTTAAACCCATCTCTTTCCAATCAAAATCTCCCTCTAATAACATAGGTCTTCCAGCATTACCTGTTCCTGCGAATCTTGAATTTATATCTGATTGTAATTGACTTCTTTGATTATCTGATAACTGAACACTTCCACCTGTTTCATCTTTAGGTTTAAATATTACAGCACCACTTGGTCTAGCACCATTTTGTAATAAATTTACATTATGTTTGTTTGCTAAATTATGTTGATCAATATCTACTGAACTAGCCTGTATCGGCGACATACCATAATAATCATCAAGAGGATTAAACATTTTGATGTGTTTAATTTTTGAGTTTCCTGTTGCTTGATCTACTTCATAACTTTCAACTATCTGACCACCAATTATATAATCGTATGATTGAGGCATTGCTCTTACACCTGTTCTAATTTGTATTCTATCAGGTCTTAAATTATATAATTCTGTTGGTGGTGTATTATCTCCACCTACACTCAACATGTAGTTATTTCCAGAAATAAGTAAGTAAGAATATAAACCTTGAAACCACTCTACTTGCGATTGAGTAGGACTAGGATTATATAATAAATCTAATAAAGGGTGATTATCAACTTCTTGATCTCCTCTAAATAAATTTATTTTAACTCTTGAAGCATTATTTGCTATTTCATTTATACATCTATAAACAATAGCATTTTCACTATATCCCTCTTTAGCTAAATCTTGGTAAGCAATCTTTGTACTTACATCATAACCTAAAGATTGATAGGAAACTATCGGTGCTTCTTTTTTTTGTATTTCTTTTGTTTTAAATAGATTTCTAATATTATCTAAAATTGTTGCCATTAACTAACTCTCCAAAATGCTTTTCCTGTTCTTTGTGATAATTCAGTTAAACCCCAAACCAACGCATCTAATCTGTCAGGCGATCCTGCGAATGTAAGTGGGTTGTAGTTTGCCATTTGATCCTCTAAAAACTGGAATGGTTTTATATGTTTTACTCTTTGTTGTTCGTAAAGTGCAGATATTGGTTCTGCTCTTAAATATTTTCCTTTAGTTGCTCTAACACTTCCATAACTAACATTGTTATCAATAGTCCTTATCACTCTTTCAACTAAATCGCCACCATTATTTACTTCGGCTATAATCTTATCAGCTTCGTATTTATAATATGTTTCTACTGCTATTTTTGCCCATGAATCAGGTGTATATTTTCCTGATACATCATCAATAACATAAAATTTTTCGTCAAAACCTTTAGCACATACAACTATACCAGTTTCATTAGAAAGTTTATTTTGTGTGACTGCTGGGTCAATAGCTACAACAGTTCTAACTAATGTTGGCACTTCTTCTGTACTTTTTAAAAGTGCTTTACTAATCATATCACGATTCCATAAAGCACCCTCTACATCTTCTAAAATTTCAGCAAATAACTCTTGTCTTCCCAGTCTAGTTCCTTCGTATTTTTCTTTTAGCTTTTTGACTGCTGATTCTGCAAGGTTATCTTGATTTTCAAAAGTGCTTCCTCTTGTGACTAGAGAATCTTTATTATTAACTAATTCTTTTATAAGTGTTGTTGGTTTAGGTGTAGTTGTAATAATTACTTGTGGCTTAACTCCTAATCTTAAACCAAATAATAATTGATCCCATGCTTCAGGATTTTTCCAACTACCTAACTCATCACACCATGCTCTATGAAACTGTGGACCTCTTA